GATTAGCTTCCGCAAATTGAACTAGTATAAAATTTTCTCCGTTCATTGTCTTACTTTAAATGTATCATTAGTTTGATATTCAGTATAAACATTTTCTGCATCGTTTAACCACATTATCCCACTTTCTAACTCAGTCAATCCAGTTGTATCTTGATTAGAAGTACTGGTCTGCTCATATACAAAATATGAATACTGCCCTCTAGGTTTGCTTGAAAAATATTTATCTACTTTTATACTGAATTTATTATATCTGTCCTTGTACAAAGATACATCCGCAGCGTTCAATAACACAAACTTTACCTCGTTATTAGTAGACCTATTTTTGAATACGAATAGATAATTAGGATTCGTTAACGTCTGCTTTTCCGTTAAGGTTAAATAGATGAACTGCGTTACTCCTTTCGTTAATTGTATCATTCTAATATAAATGCTAGAATTAAAGGTAATTAACAAAAAAAGCCCCTGCACTTGCAAGGGCTAATTATACTAAACCAACTGCTTACTAACTTAATAGACCAGAAATGATTGAAGATTGAACTTCTGGAGCGAGAGCAGGTTCTTTACCCGTAAATGTTAAAGTATATCCGCTTCTATCTCCCATTGCAGTACCAGAGCCAGAATTACCTGCGGTAATATCCAAACCTCTAGACTGACCTAAATACCAATACTTTCCGTTATTATCTTTTGCGATAGCTAACAAAAGGTTCTGAGCAAGAAGCAAAATCTCATTGCGAGTATTTGCTTGAAGTTTGTTAAGGATAACAGTCAACTCCTGCTGATAGAAAATAGAACCATTTTCTACAGAAGCATTAATGTTCTCAACAAAGCTAGAAGTTTCTTTTACAAGTTCATACTTGTAGAAACGCTTACCAGCCGCCTTTGTAATAGCCGTGATAACTCCAGAAGCTTCTGTCGTAGCGGTTACGTCTGCTTTAGCAATGAAAAGCACTTCAGTTATTCCACCGAGTGAGTCTTTGCAATCTAGAACATAACCTTGTGTTAAAGCACAAGCCATAATTAATTATTTATAAAGTTAAAAAAGTAGGGGAACTTAATCCCCTACGATATTTTAGTATGCGAACTTAACGATTTCGTCAGGGAAAGCGAAGTTAACACCCATTTTGAACTCAGATACGAAACGTACTTGGTCAGCTTCTTTAGCGTAGAAGATTTCAAATTTCTCTTCTTCGTTAAGAAGGTCAGTACCCAAGAACATATTGCTAAGTCTTGCAGCATAAATCTTGTTAGTACCATTCAAACCTTGAACCGCTACAACCTTAATAGTAGTGCCGGGCAGGATAAACTCGTTATCAGCCTTTACGTCTACTGTGTAGTGGAACATATTAGCGTTCTTCAATGCTACTGTGTAAGTACGGAAAACATCCATACCGCAGAAGATAGTAACATCATCTTCAGAAACAATAGTCGCAGGAATTGCTCTGTAAACACCATCAAAAATAGATACTACGTTAGCCGCAGTAATGCTAGACAAAGGAGCACCAGAGATAAAAGTAGAAGTGTTAGCATCTACAACTCCAGAAGCAGCACCAATCAACTTAACCAAACCATCAAACTTATTCAAGTTTACGTTTACGCTAGTTGTGTCACCCTGCCACAAAGCAGTTTCAAGTTGTGCAGCTATTCTCTTAGCTTTCTTGTCTGTGAACTCTTGCTCGAAAGGAATAGCGTCATACATTGAACCAGTAGGCAAAGCCTTCTGAAGATACTTAGCTTCTAAATCTTTAGGGCAAAGAGCCTCGTTTACTTTGATTTTACCAACAGTCACAGTTCTTTGAGTGAATGAAGTAGAACCAGAAGCGTTAAAACCACATGAGCCACCAGCTTGGAAGATAGCGTCTGTGTCCATGATATTGATGGTCTCAGAAGATTTAACTCCGACCATAACGTTACCTGCACTCTTAATTAAAGAGGCAGTCTTAGCACCGAGAACCGAACTAGTTACTAGTAGGGCTTCGTTTTGTTCTGTGTAGTCTGCGAGTGCAGAAACATTAAATGCCATTTTTCTTAGTTTTTATTGTTTAAAATTGCGTTGCGATATTTAGCTAGTCTGTCAAACTTGATGTCTTTAGTAGATTCAAATTTAAAAGACTGAGTTTTTTCTATTGGGTCTGCTTGAGGTACTTTAGCGATTTCTTCAATCAACTCAATTACCTGAGCAAAACCTTGAGCAGCCTTCTTTTCAAATTCTGCTAGTTTAGATTTAAGGTCTGCGTTTTCTTGTTCTAGGGCTGCTAGTTTGTCTTCCATTTCGCCCATCTTTTCGTCCATCTTGTTACCTGCTTCAATCTCAATCTCTACTGGCTCTTCACCTACTTTGATTTCGGTAATCTTGCCGCCTTCGGTTACGATAGATTGACCGTCTGCTAGTTTGTGTTCTGCATCTGGAGCAGGAGTGCCATCTTCAAGAACAACTTCGCCACCTACTTCAAGTGATGAAATCATTACTTTAGTGCCGTCTTCTAAAACGTATTCAGCCATTTCTACCTTTACCTCATCTACCTTTTCTTCTTCTTGAGGCATTGGCTCTGGCATATCTTCAAATAATGCCCTAATGTTTTTAATTGCTTGTGCTGCGTTCATGTTATTATATGTTTAATTGTTTAAATAGTTATCACTTAACCTGCGATAAAATTTTCTTTATCTCTTCAAATATCTTATCTGCTTGTTCTTGTGCTTCTTTTTTTGCCATTGAATATTCAAAAACTCCCTCTACTGAAAACCCTTTAATGTTGCCTTCCTTAACCTCATTCCATGCATACTCATTATCTACTTTCATAGACCCAAACCATGAACCGTCTGGGGCATCTTCAAAACCTTTCATAGGCATTACACCCCTTTCCTTATCACTTATAAAAGATTCAAACAAATAAACATCTTCTAGTTTAGTGTCTTGATTATGCTGGATATTTACATTTGCTTGATAACCTTTTTTGAAATACCTCTGTACTATTTTAAAAATAGTTTCCTTAGAGAATACAACGTAATATTCACCATGAGAAACATCACTCCTATAAATCGGAGTATCTGCCAACATAATAGCACCAGAAATAACACGCTTTTCCGCATTAGTATTAAACTTAACTTTATTACTGAAAGCGTTCCAATTCTTTTGGATAGCTGGTCGGTCTACTAGTGACACAAAGTTTACCTCTGCATCGTCTTGTAAATCGTCGCTTATCATTAATTCGTAAACTGGTAAATCCATAACTCTAAATGCTTTAATGTTAATTAATTTATCACTTAACTAAATCTTGCCCTTTGCTTTATAGCTTGAACCCTCTTTTGATTACTAGTTACATCTGTTTCCACTACATAGGCTCTTATCGCTTGGTTTCCGATAGCGTTAATTGTATTTTGGTCTAATTGTGTTAACTGTGCTTGAGGCTGGGCAGGTATAATAGGAGCCGCTACACTTGTAGAACTTAAAGTAGGTGCAGACACCGAACCAGAACTAGATAGCAAGTCTTTAGCCTTTTTAATATTAGCCAAAATCCTAATCAATCCAGTTGCGAACTGAATAGCACCAGACGCACCAAAAGTAACTGCGTTAGTAGGGTTAGCTTCTGAGTTTCTAGTTAATGAAGAAATAGCTGAAGCCGTATCTATACCAATTTGAGCCAATGTTAAAGCCTTACCTACTCTAGTCTGTTCCCCTGCTAGATTTGCTAATGAACCAAATATGGCAGCCGTTTCGTTTAGGGTTTGAAGTTTAGCTTGTTTTTTAGCTTTCTCTTCATCTTGTATTTGTTTAGTAAACTTTTTTTCTATGTCTATTTCTTTCTCAGTATATAGATTTTTTAAAGCTACTAGGTCTTCGCCATTCTTTACCGCTAAATCATATTTAACTTGATACTCATTTTCTAAAGCCTCAAGTTCTAGTCTCTTTTGTTCTGCTAGTGTTTCAGCTTGTAATTGCCTAGTCTCAAACTCCCTTTGTTTGTTAGTTTCCTCTAGTGCTTTCTTTTTCTCTTCTAACTTTTTTGCTTCTTCCTCTTCTAATTTATCATAGGTTTTGTTAATCTCTATTTTTTTCTATCA